TAAAGAAAACACTTAAATTATTAGTAAAAGAAATTTATTCGGATGTTTTGATAAACAACCCTAATTTCAAATTTTATTTAACAAAAACAGGTAATGTTAAACCAATTAAAGTAAAAACGGAAACGGCCTAATATTTATAACTAAAACTTATTATGAGTGAATATAAAATTTTAGGGCCTAGAGATACAGGTAAAGGAATTCTTATTGAGTATGATGCAGGATATATTAACCCAAAAGAAGGTCGTAATTACGAGATATTAAAAGAATCATCAAATCATTTGGACCATTCAAAACCATTTGAATTTTATGCTGTTCTACAAAAATACAATACACCTAACAGAAATGGTAGAGTATACCCTGAGAAGATATTAAAGAGAGAATCGGAAAATTATAGAAAGATGATTGAGAAAGGAACCTCATTATCTGAATTAAACCACCCTGAGTCTTCTTTAATTGATTTAGATCGTGTATCACACCTAATAACAGATATATGGTGGGAGGGACCTGTATTGTTAGGTAAACTTAAATTATTAACAAGTCCTGGTTTCCATGAAAGAGGGATTGTTTCTACTAAGGGAGATTTGGCAGCAAACTACTTACGACAAGGAGTTACTTTAGGTATATCTTCTCGTGGTGTAGGATCCCTTAAAAAAGTTGGAGAACAAAATGAAGTACAAGATGATTTTGAACTTATTTGTTTTGACTTAGTGTCTTCACCATCAACACCTGGAGCTTATCTTTTCCAAGATAAAAACGATAGAATGAAATATGAAGAGAGCTTAGAAGAAGACAAAAAAATGGCGGTAGATCGTCATGTTGGTGAAAGTGGTAACAAATCACTTGACTTAATGAAAAGATTAACCGATTATTTAGATAAATAAAAAAAAAACTATGGAACAAGGAGAAAAGTATTTTGTGGCTAAAATCGCATCTGATTTATTAGATACTGAATCAGGAAAAGTAAAAAAAACAAAAGAAGAAAAATTAGTATTGGGTTACACACCAACTGATGTTGAGGCTAAAGTAACTAAAGTGTATGAACACTATACTATGGATTGGAGAATTACATCAATCACTGAAAGTAAAATTGATGAGGTAATTAGTTAATTTTTAATTAATTTTTAAGATGGGTATAACATTAGTTGTACCCATTTTTTTTGCATAATAATTAGAAAAAATGAATTTTTTTAATTTACTTACTATTTATATTGTAAAACAAACTATAGATGAACAAAAAATCAGTTGTTGAAGACGCATTATTCCAAATTCGTAATTTGGAAGAAGCTCTTAAAGAAAATGCAAAAGGAATACTTTCTTCTACAATGAAGAATGAAATCAGCTCATTAGTAAAAGAATCTCTTAGAGAACAAGAAGAGATTGATGTTGAAGACGAAGAGGTTGTTGAACCTGAAGGTCAAGTAGATGATGTCGAGGATGTAGATTTAGGTGTTGAGCCTATGGCTACCGATGACATGGAAGATGACGACATGGAAGACATGGGTATGGAAGATGATGATGCAATTGACATGACTGGAGCAGATATGTCAGATGTAATTAAAGTTTTCAAATCTATGGATGATGAAGATGGAGTTATCGTAAAGAGAGATGCGAACAATAACATTAGATTATCAGATAGTGAAACAGGAGCCGATTATTTCATTCAGCTTTCTGAACAATATCAAGATGAACTTGATGAACAAGATGATGATCTTACATTAGATGAAACTTTGTATGAAATTGAAATGGATGACATGGATTCTAGACAAGACGTTTATAGACCAGATGTATCTGATGATGAAGGATGGTCTGATAAAGAAACACAAAGAATGTGGAATGAACAAGACGAAGATGGAATTGTTTATAGACCAGATGTATCTGATGATGAAGGATGGTCAGATAAAGAAACACAAAGAATGTGGAATGAAGAAATGGACATGGATATGGATATGGACCCAAGACGTATGAGTCGTAGACATTCTGAAATGGACGAAACTCCAATGTATGAAATTGAAATGGATGACATGGATTCTAGACAAGACGTTTATAGACCAGATGTATCTGATGATGAAGGATGGTCTGATAAAGAAACACAAAGAATGTGGAATGAAGAAATGGACATGGACATGGACTTTGAAGAAATGGACATGGATCCGGACCCAAGAGGTGGTAGGAATAGTAGACATTATGAAGACATGGATATTGATCATGTAATGGAATCAAAATTTAAATCTAAAGGAGTTGGAATGGGATCACCTAAATTCAAGTACGGACAAGTTATGGATTATAAAACTACCAAACAAAAAGAAGGTAAAAAAATGATCAATACAGGAAGTGCTAAAAAATTCTCTTATAAAGATGGAGAAAATTTAGATGGTGAATACAGACCAATTAAAAAGAGAAGAGAAACTACAGAAGCTTCACGTACATTAGGTGCAGGTAGAAAATTTGGTAGAAATGGATTACCAAAACCAAAAGCAGCTCCTCGACACATTAGTGAAAATGAAGTAGAATTACTAAAGTCTAAAAATGAAGAGTACAGAAAAGCTTTGAATCTTTTTAGAACTAAATTAAATGAAGTAGCAATCTTTAACTCTAATTTGGCTTACGCAACTAGACTGTTTACAGAACATTCAACAACAAAACAAGAGAAAATAAATATACTTAGAAGATTCGACAATGTTGAAACACTTAAAGAATCCAAAAGTCTTTATAAGTCATTAAAAGATGAATTCTCATCTGAAAAAACTAAGGAAAACTCTATTAATGAGTCATTCGAAAAATCGGTTACTAAAACTCCTGTATCAGGATCAGCCGTTAATTTGATTGAATCTAAAACTTATGAGAATCCTCAGTTCTTGAGAATGAAAGATTTAATGGTAAAAATAAAATAAAAATAAACTAAAAAAAAATAAAAAACCAAAAAAATGGGAGCATTATTAGAATCAGGTCTTGTTGGTAACATCGGGTTAAAACACCTTAAAGTTATCAAAGAAGATACTATTAACAAATGGGATAAATTAGGATTCCTTGAAGGCCTTAAAGGCCACCTAAAAGAAAACGTAGCACAGTTATATGAAAACCAAGCTTCTTTCTTGATTAACGAAGCAACTTCTGAAGGTTCTAACGGAGCATTCGAAACAGTTGTTTTCCCTATCGTAAGAAGAGTTTTCTCTAAATTGTTGGCTAACGATATCGTTTCTGTACAAGCAATGAACTTACCAATTGGTAAATTGTTCTTCTTTGTACCTCGTATCCAAGGATACACAAGTGCATCTGATGCAAATGGTGGAACACACTTTGGACCAATTGGAGCACCAAACGGACCAACTGTAGATCAAAACGCAGGATACCCAGGTGGATCAACAGGTAACGCTTACGCTAAAAACCTTTACGATTTATTCTACGAAGGTGGTGAAGCAGGTTTAGATCCTCCAGGATTGTTTGATTACTCTAAAGGTCAATGGACTGCAGTTACCGCAAATACAACTGTACAAGTTTGGAACGGTAGTATTTTAGATAACGCAGGTGATAATAACGCATTGTATACTGCAACAACAGGAACAAGAAAAGTTATTATCAAAATGTGTGACTTTAATCAAAGTGGTCAAGGTAAATTAATCGGACCTGATGGTAACGAGATGGATACTGAAACTTTCTTATCTGACCTTAAAATTATTGCTGATTCAGGTTTAACTGTGGCGGAAGGTTCACCTTGTGAAGTAGGGACTGGTCCATTATTGTTCAGAGTTGTTACTCAAATCTACGGTAAAGGAATCGTTAAATATGGTAAACAACAAGGAACGACATTTGCTACTACAGGAAACGGTGGTTCTTACTACGATATCTGTGACGAAGAAGGTTGTATCTATTTAGAAGTTGATTTATCTTGTCCTGTATGTGCTACTTGTGGTACTACATTAGACGGATACACAGGAACTACTTTAAGTGCGATCGCTTCAGGTGATTCATTTACTGCGGTTTACAGAAGATACAAAAACTTAGAGTTTGAAGATAAAATCGGTGAGGTTTCTTTTGATTTAGAATCAGTAACTGTTTCTGTAACTGAAAGAAAACTAAGAGCACAATGGTCTCCTGAGTTAGCTCAAGACGTTGCTGCATTCCATAACATCGACGCTGAAGCTGAGTTAACTGCATTGTTATCTGAGCAAGTTGCAGCTGAGATTGACCGTGAGATCTTACGTGACTTGAGAAAAGGAGCGGCTTGGAACTTACGTTGGGATTACAACGGATGGAGAAGATTGTCTTTAACTACATCTTACACTCAAAAAGATTGGAATCAAACTTTGATTACTGCGATTAACCAATTGTCAGCACAAATCCACAAATCTACATTGAGAGGTGGAGCTAACTGGATCGTAGTTTCTTCTGAGATTTCAGCTATCTTTGATGACTTAGAATACTTCCACGTATCTAACGCATCTCCTGAACAAGATCAGTATAACATGGGTATTGAAAGAGTAGGTACTCTTGCAGGACGTTACCAAGTTTACCGTGACCCTTACTTTCCAGCTAACACAGTGTTAGTAGGACACAAAGGAACATCATTGTTAGACACAGGTTACATCTACGCACCGTATGTACCATTACAATTAACACCTACAATGTACAATCCGTTCAACTTTACTCCGATCAAAGGAATAATGACGAGATACGCAAAAAAGATGGTCAACAACAGATTTTACGGAAGAATTACCGTAGATGGCGTTAGAACATTCGATTTAAGAGAATTGAGATAATCAATTAAATACCGAATAAGAGAAAGGAGACAAGTAATTGTCTCCTTTTTTTATGCCAATAATAATTAAAACACCATAAATATTAATCCATACCGTAATTACCTTTAATAGTTTTGTGGTGTCTATATATTTATATACGTCTCGACCGGCCCATGGAAGATGGGGGTTTCTTAAAAGATTCTTCAAGTGAGTAAATAAATTAATATTATTTACAATGCTATGAAAAAGTTACTTTTATTTCTATTTAGTTTACTAACCTATTATGGATTTTCTCAATCATGTTTGCACACCATACAACGAACTGACACATGGGGAGATGGTTGGAATGGAGGTGCGGTATCTGTTTCCGTTAATGGTGTAACCGTTTTATCTAATTTAAGTTGTGCGGGGTACGGACCAACTTCTTCTTTATTTTCTGCGGCAGTAGGTTCAACAATTAGAGTATTCCGAACCACTGCAGGACTTTATCCTAGTGAAATGCGTATACGAGTTATCAATGGTGCAGGAACTACCATAATCAATACTATTCAACCGGTTGCAGGATCTGCAACAGCTGGAGGGCAAACCGTATTAGCAAGTTGTGCAGGAGCCGCTGTAGGTCCATGTATTAATACCACATCATACGGATCGGCAACGGCACCAACAACACCAACATCATTAGTTATTAATTATTGTCAATACCAAACAGAGTATAATACGATCTATTCTTGTATTGTAGGACGTACATATCAATCAGCTTACAATTTAGGTGGATTCATAACGGTTAGATCAGGAACATTTAATGGTACGGTAATAGCTAGTGGAAATGCTCCACTAAATTGGGTATGTCCATCCTCAGGAACGTATTTCGTTCATTACAACACAAATAATACTTGTGGTACCGCTATGAGTTGTGGGACATCTTATATTACTTGTCTAAGTTGCGTAGCACCAACTGCTCCAGCAAATGATTTGGTTTGTAATTCAACATCTATTACTTGTGGTCAAACACTATCAGGAACTACTATAAATGCAACCAACTCTGGAACGGGTGAAGGTGGATTTTGTTCTGTGAGTCAAACACAACCCGGTGTTTGGTATGTTATTCCAGGAAACGGACAAATTATGACGGCAAATCTTTGTGCTACGGCATGGGATAGTAAAATATCTGTATTTTCAGGAGTTGGGTGTGGAAGTCTAACCTGTGTGGGAGGTAATGATGATTTTGGTCCCGCTTGTGGTAGTTCATCCGCATCATTTTCATGGTCTTCTGCGGTTGGAACAAATTACTATATACTAGTCCATGGGTATAGTACAAGTAGTAGTTTTTCTATCAATTTAACTTGCTTCGCACCTCCAACACCAGGACCTTGCACCAATACCATGGCATATGGGTCACAAAACTTACCTGTATTTGGTGGAATATCATACACTACCGTGGCGTGTCAATTTGCTGGTGAATATTCAGTTTGGAGCGGTGCCGTGGTAGGAACACCATATATTGCAATGACTACGGTTGCAACTGATTGGATAACAATAAGGAGTGGTACATCTAATGGTTCTGTTGTTGCCGTAGGTCTATCACCATTGTCTTTTACCCCAACAAACAATAATACCTTATACATACACGTTAATACAAATTCATTATGTGGAACAGTAAGTGTATGTAGGGATGTTTCTGTAACTAGAATGTCGGCATTACCTATTGAATTGTTATCATTTGAGGGCAAGAAACAAACTAACTCAAATCTAATATATTGGTCAACAGCGTCTGAACACAATAGTAGTCACTTTATTATTGAAAAAAGTGAAGATGGTTTTAAATGGGGAGGTATCGGACAAGTACAATCTGTTGGTAACTCAACCCAAAAAATAGACTATAGTTTAGAAGATAAAGATATAAATCAAGTTATTAACTACTATAGATTACATCAATACGATATTGATGGTGTCAATGAGGTATTTGGACCAATAGCAATTAACAATAGAGATACCATTAAAATAATTGCCAAAACGATTAATGCTGCGGGACAAGAAGTTGGCCCAAATACCACAGGAATTGTTATTGAAATTTATACGGATGGTACTATTAGACGAGTGATAAG